ATAAAAAAGATAATGAGATTAGGGATCACATTGAATGAAGTTATTCGAGGTCATTATGAAACGGTGGAATTTGCGCATGAGATGCTTACAAGGGACATCAATGAAAAATTTACTGAATATACAGACCTCGAAAATCATTCATTAGAAGAAAAAAATCCTATTGTTTCAGATATGCTTTCAGAAGAACAAAAGAAAGTTCTTGAGGAGGCAAATATGAAGCAAATAGAGCCATTAAAGGTTTTTGATTTAACAAACAATTCATTAGACAAACCAATAGATCTTTGGGAAACTGAAGAGGTTTCTTTGGAAGTTGAAAGAACTTCTATTGAGGTATCGGATTCAGAAGATCCTATGGGTTTAACAAAGATTTTCAAATTCAAAGACCATCAAGAGTTTGTTGAATTTCTTTATCAAGACCAAGCCTTTGAAATTTTCTCAAGAACACCATTGACTTACTCAAGAGCAATGCTTGATTTGGATGAGCTATATTCATCTTTAACCAAAAGAAATTATACTATCACCATAGTTAGCCAGGAAAGAGAAAATAGCAAACCTGCAACCTTGTTGTTCCTGGCACAAAACAATTTCAAAGGAAACAACATCAAATTTCTTTATGATTATTCAAAAATTTGGGAACTGTATGATATCATCATCACAGCCGACCCTTATATTATCAAAACAAAACCTGAAAAAAAGATTTGTTTGAAAATTATTACTGAACAAAATAAGGAAATAAAGGCTGACAGAGTTTTTGAATTTGAATCTATCAATGATATAAACACCTATTTCAAAAAACAGATTAATTAATATAAAAAAATGGAAAATAACAGCATACCATACTTTAATACGCTAACTAAATCATGGGAGGGAAATTTTTCTTTTGAATTCTCATCAAGTTTCACTAACCATCTTGATTTTAAATTCTTAAAAAAGGTTTTATTTACTTTCTCCGAAGAGAGTATTATAGATTGTTATATGGTTTTAGGTGAAGATGAAACCTATGAAAAAATTGCAGAAAAATTAAAACAAGATTTTATAAAAGTATTAAAACAAAATTCAAATAAACAATAAATGGAAAATCAAAAATTTACTTTAGAAGATTTTATCAACGAATTGAAAGAAAACAAAGGTTCTTTCTATTTCTATGTTCCCAACACCAAAGGAAACACAAGTGGAGCTGTAGCATATATTTATGATATGGTTGAATCTTTACGAAAATTCGGATTTCAATCATTTATTCTTCATGACAAAGAATATATGACCCCAGCATGGATGGGTGGCAACTACAGCAAGCTCCCACATATTCCCTTTGAAAAAGTTACTGTCAAACCATCAGACTTCCTTTTCTTGCCAGAAGTATGGGTTGAATCCTTTTTCACAGATATGCGCCAGAACAACATCAAACTTCCTTGGGAAACTGTTGTGATTTCTCAAGTATATGACCTCATTTTCTATAATTTGAGTGCAGGCGCAAGATGGAGCAACTACGGCATCAAAAATGTTATCACAACCACAAATGCTCAAAAGGAACATATCGAAAGCTTCATGAGAAACATGGATATTTCAGTTGTGAACCCTTATATTCATGATGAGTTCAAACCATCAGAAAAACCTCAAACACCAAAGATTTTTCTTTATACAAGAGACAGATCCAGAGGCGAAAGAATTGAAAAACAATTCCACCTTCAATATCCACAATATGCATGGGTTCCGTTTGTGGTAACAACAAACATGGACAGACAAGAATTTGCAAACAATCTTAGCGAATGCTGCCTTTCTGTTTGGATTGATGAGATTTCTGCATTTGGAACATTCCCTCTTGAATCTATGAAATGCGGTGTGCCTGTTATTGGCAAAATTCCTGAAATGGTTCCAGAGTGGATGGGTAAAGAAGAGGATGGAAAATACACTATCAAAGAAAACGGTATCTGGCTTTTGAATTATTCTGCAATCCCTGAATACATTTCAAAATTCCTTGATGAATGGTTCACTGATACATTGAATCCAGAAACTTACAAGGTTATGGTAGATACAGCTAATAATTATTCAAAAGAAAAATTTGAGGCACAAACTCTTGAAGCATTCCAAAATCTTGTAGCAAAAAGATTGAAAACATTAGAAGAAATTAAAAGTAAACAAGAACAATAAATATGAATACAACAGTAATTATTCCGATTCATGAAATAAATGATAACAACAGAGAATTTTTTGTACAGTGTATTGAATCCATAAAGAATCAAAAGGATCAAAATTTTTATGTACAAATTGTTACGCCTAAAATCTCTGAAGAAATCGAAAAGCTTTCTGAAGAAATTCCAAGAGCTATTAGAATGGTAACATTGATTAATGATAGTGGAAAACATGATTATGCTTCACAAATTAATTTTGCTTGTGATGTCATTCTAACCCCATATTTTTCAATTTTGCAAATGGACGATGTAATGTTTCCAAACCATATTGCAAATATCAATAAGTACATCCAGGCTTATCCAGAAGTTGATGCATTTGCACCTCTAATTTATGAAGTGGATCCAAATGATAACCCTATTGGATTTTCAAATGAAAGTGTTTGGGCAACAGGAAGCATGGAAAAATTTGGCTATTTTGATTTGCAAAAAACAAAAGAAAAACCTCTTTACAATTTCAATGTGAATGCAATCACCATTAAATTGGAATCCTTCAAAGCAGTTGGAAAATTCAAAACATCAATGAAAAAATTTGGAGATTTTGAGTTTCTTTTGAGGTTGCTCAATTTTGGAAAAAGCGTTTTCGTTATTCCTAAAATGACATATAAACATTATAACGGTATACCTGGTTCGATTCATGACCTCCAAAGCGATATGGATGAAGTCGAGAAAAAATTCTGGTATAACATGTCTAAAAAAGAATACTTCTTTGACTATGACCGTGAAATAAATTACGCATAACAATCATGGGAAAAAGAGGAAGAAAACGTAAAAATGAATTATATTTTGATGAAGACCAAGAATCTGCAACATTGCAATATCTTAAATCTAAAGATGAAGAAGAACGGAGAATCCTTTATGAGTTTTATCTAAAGGAGCCTCTTATTAAGATGGCTGAAGCTATTATCAATAGATATAATTTACAATGTAAAGAAATGTCCTTTGATGAACAGTTGAATGACACTATCAGCTTTCTTCATACAAAAATAGAAAAATACGAACCAGGCAAAGGAAGAGCTTATAGTTACTTTGGAACCATTATAAGAAATCGAAACAGAGCCTTACAAAAGAAGGAAAGAAGCAGCATAAGTAGGAAAGAGTCTTATGATACAGTTTCGACCACTATTGAAGAAGATGAGAAATATTCATATAAAATAGATGACCATGATAACTTTGGTACAGATTTCTTTGTAGAATTTGCAAATATTTTAGAAGAAATTATTATTTCAAATGGAAATTCTGGCATCTTCAAAGATGATGAGTTGAAAATAGGTTATGGTATTATTGAAATAATGAAAAATAGTTCTTTATTTTTTGATTCAGGTGGCGGAAGAAAATTCGAAAAAAATAGAATTATAGAATGCTTGAGAAATCTGACTGGATTAGATACAGATAATATTCGCATCAATCTTAAAAAATTCAAGAAACTATATTTTATCAAAAAACAAGAACGAATGAAAAAAGATTTCAATTGCGATGATTCTAACGTAAAAAGCACATTGCCAAATTTCTATAAAAAAAAATAATGTTATAAATATTTATAGAAAATAGTAATTATGGCAAAAAGAAATTTAAAATTAGATATTGATTCGTTATTTGATGCAATGAAAGAAGTTTATCGTGATTGCGATGAACAAAAAAAAGCAATTCTTGAGGATTTGAATAACAGAACTCAAAATGCAAAAGTAAAAGCAAAAAGTAAACCTGTCAATACTCCAGAGGACTTTCAAGATGAAATGGAACTTGCAAGGTATGTTAATGAAAGCAGAAAAGTTTTGAATGATGTTATTGAGAAAAAAGTGAAACTTATAAACATTCATTCGAGAGTTGTAACTTCCCTTAATAAACCTGTGAAAGAAAGAGAAGATGAAAAGGATACAACTGAACTTCCAACGCTTTCTTCTGCAGATATTAAGAAGATTAAAGAGGATTTGATAAAACAAATGGAACAGGATAATACTTACGATTTAACCGAATGAGCATTTTAGATAAAAAAAATGATCTTTTAAATAAGATTGCAACATTAAAAAGTATAAATGCTGGGTTTCCTAAATTAAAAAAAGGAAAATCTTTGCCTTCTTTAAAGAATAAGGCAGATTCTATTCAATTTATTAAAGATTTAATCGACATTATAGTAGGTGTAGAAGAATTTAAAGATGAATTAGTAAAATTTCTAACGTATCAATCGTCTGTAATTGAATCAACACTAAAACAAGGATTAAAGCAATTATTAAAAAGTAAATTTTCTTGTTCTATTGATGCTAAACTCCCAGATTTCTTGATTGAAGGAACAGGTATCGGATTTAATGTTGCTGTTAGTCAAGTAGACTTCTCAAGGATTCTTAAAGTAAATCCAGAAACAGCTGCAGGCGCACTTATTTACGGAAGTATTCCTCAAGATTTAAATGATTATTTGTACAGTGTATTGCAGGGGAATTCAGGTAATTGGAAAAATCTTATAAAAGTAACGTATTTACCGCAAGGATTAGTAGATGGAAAAATGAAAACCCATGTATTCAACGTTAAAATAGATTCTACTTGGAATAATAGAACTGTAAACGATTTTATAAACACATTTTTAGATTCGGTTACAATCTTTACACTTCAAGTGTTTGTCACAAGGATTTTTGAAATTATTTATGGGACTGCATCTAAACTTTTAAAACGTAATAGAGATAGTGTTTCAGAAGATGTAGAATTAGAAATCTTGGTACAAAAAATAATTGATTTACCTGATACTTCTATCGATAATAGTTATTTTGAGTTTAGTAAAGATGAAATAGATTATTTTAATGAAAGATTAGAAGAGAAAATAAGCGGAAGTATTATTTTAAAGGAATGTAATTTTGTTTCAAGTACAATTAGTGTTGATCAGTTGATTGATTTAGCAGAACAATTGAGTACAACAACAAATTTCGTTGAAATAAAAGAAATATTAGAAAATAAGTTCACACTACTTTCAGATGAAGCCACAGATAATTTGGACGAAAGTAATAAGCCAATAGGTAGAAAAACTTTCTTTAGTAAATTTCTTATTGGTCTTTTGAAAGCATTGGTTAATCTTCTATTTGCACCTAAAATGATGATGATGATTGTAACATACTTCAAAGTTGTCAGTAACACTATAGGATTTAGCACCTTTAAAGAATTTTTAAATGAAAATAGGCAATTTATAATAGATTTAGTTAAAAAAATTGTACTTCCAATTGTTATTAAATTTCTTATGAAAATTCTTGTAAAATATCTATCAAAATTAGCAATTGATGAAGCTAAAGAGAAAGTTTTAGAAAAAATAAAAAATAACAAAATACAAGTGCAATCTTTATTACCAACTGCCAATCTAACTGATCTTATCGAAAATCAAGCACAAAGCTTTTTAACATCACTCGTATAAAATTAATTACTATGGAAGAAATCAATATTGATGATATAATAAAAATTGTTTTAGCAGTAATTAATTCTGCAAAAATTCCTGCAATTCCAGTAGATCCAACACTGATACTTGGTGGTGGATTTCTAAAGCCAGGAATATCAGCAAGGGATATGGCTAAAGAAATTATATCAAGACAACAAGAAGCAGGGGTTCCAATTGGGAATTTACCCTCTGGAGCTGAAAATATTGCAGAAAAAATGGAAAGGATTCGAATGGAAGTGCTAACTCAACATTTATTAGAAAACTTAAAGCTTTCAATTGTAATTCCCCCTGGAACCCCAATTGTGGCAACAGGCGCATCTCCAACA